TGGAGTTGTTTTTTACGAAAACCAAACGGAAACTGCTCGAGTTTCGGCGAGGAGGATTACGGCTAATCCTCCATCAGAGGTCACTTCGCCGCCACATCTTATAAGAAGTATAAACCGACCTGGATCATGGAAGCCAGGTGGCACAACCTAATTTAACGCGTTGTGGGCAAGTTCAAAGGTTTTAAATTGAAAGAATGTCTGTCAACGGGGGTAACAGACACGCAATCATCCTCAAAACGCGGACGCATTAAAGTTGTGAGTTTCTCTATCTCTGCCTGGAGATCTTTTAGAGAAGGTTCTCTAGACAAAGTTACTGTGCTATTGATTTCAGTGATGACTAAGTCTGAGTAAATTGTGATGGCACCGACGGCTGCTGTGGTAGAGATTAAAGGGTTCAAGGTCACACCTGCTCCAACAGTTGGTACGTTGAGTATGAAACTAGTTTGCACATACCCAGGCGCTGCTGTGGAACCGATGTATCCATCACCACTGGCTACCGAGTAGCAGCTGGGATTGTTACCAGTGCCGGTGTAATTGAACCAAATACCGCTCAATGAACTACCTCCCACATAAGATGCTATTAGGGCGGCTGGACTCAGAACGGTATTCGGACTAGGATTTATAATGGTAGTTAAACAGCAACTCAATACTACTAAATACGATCCTGGTCGCGTGAAAGTTAGAGTTGCTCCATAAGTGCTACTAAGATAAGCGAGAGTGGCACCAATGGTATCAAAGGATTCAACTACTGAAGTATTACAATAGGGCACGTAAGTTGACCCAGAGATTGTTGCTCCCGTAAGCCTGTAATGAGCTGATACGGTAGGTGAATAAGCTGTGGTACGAGGCTTAGACAACTCAATGTCATAAGATACCCACAATTCACCGATGACTCCGACATTAGCTTGTTGGCCAACCGTGGCTAAACTAACAATGCCATGGTCATAAAAATTGACGTCGGTTACAGTGGCTCCAGGCTGTCGTATGTATAATCTGGGTGTGATCAATGAGTTACGTGCGCATTCAATTGGATGTATGAATGACTGTGATGGTGGGCTTGAAGTTGCAAATTCGGAATTTTCCATGGAACGTTTGTCTGGGAAAGCTGGGTCATCATTGTTATACTGTGTCGACATGACGACAGTGCCCAAAGCTGCATTACCCCCTGTACTAACCACTGATTCTGACGACGTTGAGCGAAATTCGACTAGCATGCCTTTTATATCATACTCTTCGTAATTTGATGCGCAACGTGAGAACCAAGGAAACAAAGTGCCATTTCCAGGATTAATTTGGTAGGAAGTTAGGGTAAACGCTGTGGTACCCACTACATCAGCCACATACTCACGATGACGTATGCGGCAGTTGCCTGAGCCAAAAGATGGAGGTCCACCAGACAAGGAATTACTTTTTATTTTGTAGGCACCGAAACCTGTTACGGCTCCGATGCCTGCCATGGCCAATTTTTTTAGCCCACTACCAACAAATTTGCTAACATGGTTGGTTAATGATTGTGATTGTTGCCTTTTCCTACGAGGTTTGGATTTTTTCTCGAGTAACCGGACAACTTGTGTTAGTTTGGGTTTGGATTTATTATGTTTTTTATTTTTGTGAGAAGATTTGTTCATGATGTATATTCGACGGGGTTGTTGCGTCACGTCGGTCGCGCATTCTGCTGATTTGCCCCAGTTAGGCTTAATATAAATTTATCTAATGCTTAGTACACCTTTAGGTGCCCAATCTCGCTAATTGGTTTTGATTTATTTGTACATGACGCACCCGGTGCAATCAATATTTATATATTTTTATTACAATGTTGGTATTTATAACGCGCCCCAACGGCGCAAAGTTCTAATTTAATTTAAAAGGGAATATTTGCTGTTGGAATCTGCATCCATCAGCACTATGGCCACTGTTTCATCCATTCTGTCTGAATATTGCATACCACACAGTTGATTCTCAAACCTTTCTTGTTCAACAACGGTCCAGCCATAATGGTCTAGAAGACTGATGGTAGGATCGATAATCGTGCACGATGTTTTGTACTTAAACATATGCTCATTAAACGATCGTAGAAATTTTGGTTTGTAATGTTTGGTACTTTCTAACACTTTTTCCAAGAGGGTTCTCAATGGGGGAATGAAATGACATTGGGGCCACAACCCTAAGGCTATGCCGCGCAGCAGTTCTTCTCTAACGTAGCCCACTGGTGGATTATTCACATATCCAAACTTAGACAAAACTCTTCCCGGTTTCGGGCCGAAACTAACGTCTGGAGACTCGCCATATATTCTACTGGAACAAAACTCTGCATCGCTAAGAAGTGTATGTTGCTTGGACTCAGCTGCGAACCCTAGTTTCAAGAAGCCATTGTTAAAATCTGGCCTTTTCAACGAATGGTGATATACCAACAAATTATCATCTCCTTGTACTAGCATTTTAATTTTTGGCAATAGATCTTCCACTGTACATTTGTTTGTTTTGCACAACCAAAACAAG